TCGCGCAGATATTGAATTTCAGCTCAAGGGCAGCCAGTACGGCATTGCTTATACAGATGGGACGGAGAAGATTACTCAGTTGAATCGTCCGGCCGAGAACAACCTAATGGCCCAGGTTGAATACCTAACGGCCATGCTCTATGGTCAACTGGGTTTGACTGAAGAAGTCATGAATGGAACGGCTGACGAAAAGGCTATGTTGAATTATTGGAATAGAACTATTGAACCAGTTCTTACTGCTATGGTTGAAGCTATGCGTCGTACTTTCTTAACAAAAACTGCTCGAACACAGAAACAAGATGTCTTGTTCTTTAGAGATCCATTTAGATTGGTTCCGATTGAAAACATTGCTGAGATTGCTGACAAGTTTACTAGGAACGAAATTATGACATCTAATGAAATCCGTCAAGTGGTTGGTCTAGCGCCACATTCGGATCCAAAGGCTGACAAGTTGATCAACAGCAATATGCCAGCAGCCAATCCAGATCGAACGGCATCTAATGGAGCTTCAAATGGATCCAAAGAACTAGCTATGCTTGATCTGGAGTCTACAGTATCGAAATTAAGGAAGGACGTTCAAAATGGGAGCAGAAGCTAAGCCCGATTTTAGTGGCTATGCTACCAAAGCTGGTCTCAAGTGTTCGGACGGCCGGATCATTATGCCAGATGCCTTCAAGCATCAGGATAAGGAAACCGTTCCGTTGGTTTGGCAACACGGACACAATGAGCCTGGTAATGTACTTGGCTACGCTACTCTTGAACATCGAGAAGATGGCGTTTATGCCTACGGTTTCTTTAACGATACCGAAGGGGCTAAGAACGCTCGAACACTAGTTCAGCACGGGGACATTAAGTCTCTGTCTATCTATGCGAATCAGCTTACTGAGAAGTCCAAGCAGGTTCTTCATGGTTTCATTCGTGAGCTGAGTCTTGTTCTCTCGGGTGCTAATCCTGGTGCGCTTATCGACAATATTACGTTGGCTCATGGTGACGGCGAAATGGTCACTTTGGACGACGAAGCCATTATTTATACTGGGTTGGAGCTTAATCATGCCGATGGATCGTCGTCAGATTTGACAACTTCTGGCGACACTCCGGACGAAGGTCCTACTGTTCAGGAAGTCTACGATTCAATGACTGATGTTCAGAAGGAAGTCGTTCACTACATGGTTGCTTCCGCGCTCGAGGGATCTAACAAGACTCTTGAACAGGCATCACATTCCGACAAGGAAGAGGAGACGGAAACTGTGTCGGAACTAGTTCACACCGATGATAAAAAGGAACAGGAAGGACGGCGCATGTCTCGTAATGTCTTCGAGCAGCAGGGCGGAGGCAATAAAGAAGAGGAGCATGTTCTCTCTCACGACGCAATCAAGGGCATCATCGACGATGCTCATAAAAGTGGCTCGCTGAAGACCGCTGTCGAGGCATATGCTCTCGCGCACGGCATCGAGAATATCGAGATCCTCTTCCCTGACGCCCGCGCACTCACTAGTACTCCGGAGTTCGATAGCCGGAGAATGGAGTGGGTGTCTAGTGTTATCAACGGCACCAAGCACTCGCCGTTTTCTCGCATCAAGTCCCTCGTCGCCGATATTACGGTAGAGGAAGCACGGGCCCTGGGTTATGTTAAGGGTAGTCTGAAGAAGGAAGAATTCTTCAGCGTTTCAAAGCGTAGCACCACTCCTACCACGGTCTACAAGAAGCAGAAGCTCGATCGTGATGATATTCTCGACATCACCGATTTCGATGTTGTGGCGTGGCTCAAGGCCGAGATGCGGCTCATGCTCGACGAGGAGCTCGCGCGCGCAGTTCTGATCGGTGACGGTCGTTCGAACGCTGATGAAGACAAGATCAAAGATCCAGAAGGTGCTGCAGATGCCGCGGGTATCCGCTCGATTCTTCACGATCATGATCTGTATGTAGCTAAGGTTGAAATCAACGCCAATGCGGATCCCACTAAGGTGGTCGATGGTGTTGTTACGGCAATGGGACAGTATAAGGGCTCAGGTTCACCGACCTTCTATACGACCCTTCCTGCTTTGACAACGATGTTGATTCATCGCGATGCCGATGGCCATCGTATGTGGAGGACTCCTTCTGAGCTCGCTTCTGAGCTGGGAGTTGCCAATATCGTTACCGTTGAAGTGATGGAGACGGTGACTGATCTGTACGGTATCATCGTCAATCTCAAGGACTACACGATTGGCGCAGATAAGGGTGGCGAGGTCAATTTCTTTGACGATTTCGACATCGACTACAACCAGTACAAGTATCTGCTGGAGACACGGGTTTCGGGCGCTCTGACAAAGATCCGCTCGGCCATGGTCATCACGGAGAAGACTGGACCGTAAAGGTAGGTAGCCATGACGCGGTTCTTTGGTCGTATTGGTTATGGTGAATCAGTAGAAACTGCGCCTGGCGTGTGGGAAGATCAGATTGTTGAGTATTCGTATTATGGAGATGTAATTCGAAATGCGAGAAATCTTCGTGAAGGAGAAAATCTCAACTTTGATCTCAATGTCCAAAATTCGATTAGCATTGTAGCAGATGCGTATGCTAACGAACACTTCTTTGCCATTCGATATGTGGAATGGGCGGGGGTTTTGTGGACAGTGTCAAGTGTCGAAGTACAAAGCCCTCGCCTTCTTCTAAGATTGGGGGAGGTGTACAATGGGCACACGCCTGCAGCTGCACCAACTCCTTGAGGAATTCGTACCGAATGTGTATTTTCAGCCACCAACTAATGTGAAATTACATTACCCTTGTATTGTCTATCGACGTGATTTTGCCTATACGAAATTTGCAGATGATCTTCCATATGATCATACAATTCGATACTCAATTACAGTCATAGATCAAGATCCAGATAGTCAGATCCCAAGTAAAGTGGCAGCAATGCCCATGAGTTTGTTTAATCGATTTTTTACGGTTGACAATTTAAATCATGATGTCTATAGCGTGTACTTCTGAAGGAAAGGAAAAAAATGGCTCCTTTGACCTGGGATCAGGTCGGCGAGAGGTTCTATGAGGTTGGTGTAGACCATGGCGTTCTGTATCTTCCGGATGCAGCAGGCGTATACAATACTGGTTTCGCTTGGAATGGTCTCACGACTGTCACCGAATCGCCTTCTGGTGCCGAAGCGTCTCCGCAGTATGCGGACAACATTAAGTATCTGAATCTGATCTCTGCTGAAGAGTTTGGCGGTACTATCGAGGCCTTCACCTATCCAGATGAGTTTGGACAGTGCGATGGTACGGCCCTTCCGGCGCCCGGTGTGGCCGTTGGACAGCAGGGTCGGAAGATGTTCGGTATGAGTTATAGGACGCGAGTCGGCAATGATGTGGACGGAACGGAGCATGGCTATAAGCTTCATCTTCTTTATGGCCTGCAGGCTGCTCCGTCAGAGAAGGCATACGCTACTATCAATGATTCGCCGGAAGCAATTTCCTTTAGCTGGGAGGTTACATCCACTCCTGTTCCGGTTACTGATCGTAAGCCTACTTCTCTGATTGTCGTCGATTCCACTGTGGTGGATGAGGCAGATCTTGCTGCTCTTGAAGATCTTCTGTACGGTAAAGCATCGGTTGAGGCAGCTCTTCCAACTCCGGATGCTGTCATCGCTCTCTTTGCTGGACCGTAATTTTTAGATGGGAGACTAGAGAATGCTCACTATCATTGTTCCTGGTGTCGAAATGTTCGACGAACAAACAGAAGAGTTTGTCACTATCGGCGACGTCACTTTGAATCTCGAGCATTCTTTAGTCTCACTGTCAAAATGGGAGTCAATTTATGAAAAACCGTTTCTAGGTCATTCTGAAAAAACTCGGGAAGAAGCTCGCGATTACATAAAAGCTATGACGTTGACTCCAGATGTTCCTGAAGAGGTTTTTCTGAAGCTTACTGAGGAAAACATTCAATCTATTAATAAGTATATTGACTCGAAGATGACGGCTACTTGGTTTAATGAGGCTCCAGGAGCTCCAAAAAGTAGAGATGTTATTACAGCTGAACTTGTCTATTGGTGGATGATTGAATTTAAGATTCCATTCGAATGTGAAACTTGGCATTTGAATCGACTGTTTACTTTGATTAGAGTTTGTAACATTAAACAAGCAAAGCCAAAGAAGATGACTCGTTCTGAAATTGCTTCTCGGAATCGAGAACTCAATGCTCAACGAAAATCGCAGTTGGGTACTAAAGGCTGAGAGGAGGTGACATGGCCGTTCTTACATGGGATGAAGTTGGAGATCGAATTTATCAAACGGGAGTTGATCACGGAGTTCTCTATCTTCAAGATGGAACAGTAGTACCTTGGAATGGACTCGTTAGTATTGAAGAATCTCCAGATTTGGAACAAAAAAGTTTCTATTTGGATGGAATTAAATTTTTGGAAAGCATAACTCCGAACGATTTCCAAGGAAAACTTACAGCATTCACGTATCCCGAGGAATTTGACACAGTTAATGGAATTGCTCATGTTTCTCCTGGATTGTCTTATTATGATCAACCACCAAAGAGCTTTAATCTATCATATCGAACAAAAATTGGTAATGATGTTGAAGGTGAAGATTATGGATACAAAATTCACATTTTATACAATATTATGGCCGCTCCGGATTCGTATTCGTATGGATCTATGAGCGATTCATCGGTTCAACCGATTACATTTGCTTGGACTTTGAGTGGTACACCACAAAAGATAGATAAAAGCAGACCGACTGTTCATGTTTCTATCGATTCAAGGATAACTCCTCCTGAAATTATGGCAATTATCGAAAGTAAGCTCTATGGAACCGAAAACAATCCTCCTAGTCTTCCGATAATTACGGAAATCGGTGAATATTTCGGTTATCGAGGAGCTCTTCTTATTATCGACTTCCAAGATGGCACCTGGATGGCTATCGATGAGTCGGATACGTTTATTAATTTCGTCGATGATCCAAATAACACCAATTTCCGAATTGACGGCGTCGATGCTACATATTTGGACGTCGATACATACAATGTTTCGTCTACAGATGTCGGACTCGAAGACTAAGGAGGTGAAATGGCTACAATTACCGGTCTTACTGCCGACAGAATGTTAGAGATTGAGGGTCTAACCGTTGTTGGGGGACATATTACTGGCGGTCATTTGATTCTTGAAAAACATGATGGGACTACTGTCGATGCCGGTCCTATGCCTCCTGGACCACAGGGCCCAACTGGACCAGCCGGAGGCATGATTGCGGGTGAAGTTAGACAATGGTCTGGAATGGTTCTTCCTAATCAGGCAAAATATGGTAAATGGGTGTGGTGTGACGGAGCAACATACGATACGGCGACATATCCAGAGGCAGCCGCAAATATTGATCCACTATGGCGTACTTTTGCCGGTGCCAGCAATCCTCCAGCAAATTTGTTTAGAGTTCCCGACATGCGAGGTCTGGTTGCAGCGGGAATGGACGCAATGCCGGGTGGAGCTCGCGCGAATCGTGTTACACGATCTGTAGCTATCGTGATTGCAAGTAAAACAGGAGAAGAAGTTCACGTTATTACTGTTCCTGAGCTGGCAGAACATTCACACGGAGTAACCGATCCAGGACATGCTCATACAATGAAAAACTATCCTAACTCAGGAGCTATTTCTTCACAAATTAACCGAGGTGCGGGAACTCAGACAGCTGCTGCGGCTATTAATTCTGCCTTTACCGGTATCACAATTGGAACTCAGGGTAGTAATAACGCACATGAAAATATGCAGCCAACAGTATTTGTTCCTTACATGGTAAAGTTGGACGATTAAAATGAGAATTGAACTCGCAGGAAGTCTTATTCTCCCAGCTCCACTAGTTTTGAGATTTGAAACCAATGGGAATTTTAGTCCACAGCAGTATATCGACATGGGATATACGCATTTCGATGTAATCTGTATTGGTGCTGGTGGAGGATCGGGCGGAGGTATTGATACTGCTAACACAGGAACTCTAATAAGAGCTTGGGGTGGGGCTGGTGGTGGAGGAGGATTCCATCGGGTTCAAGGTTTGTTATCGGCTCTACCAACTACTTGTCCAGTTGTTGTTGGTACTGGCGGTGCTGTGGGAACGACTCATGCAAGCAATCCTGCATCTACCACAGACGGTAGTGACGGTGGATTTTCAACATTTAATACCAATACGTGTAGAGCTTCAGGAGGTAAGGGCGGAAAGCGAGTCCAGTCGAACTCTGAAACAGTATCCACACAAGCAAATGGTGGAGATGGTGGATCTGGAAACCGAACTGCTGCTGGTGGTGGAGGACTCGGAGGAGTAGCAGGAACTCCAGCAAATCCAGGTCCAGGAACTCCCGGTACGCCTGGTGCCGATGGTATATTTATCTACAATAACGGCAGAGGTGGTGGCGGAGGAGCTGGAGGTGTTGGGAAATACGGAGGATTGACCCTTAACGAGGCTACGGCTGGAGGAAGAGGATCGTATAACCCCGGAGATACCTCGGTTTATGGCCCCGGAGGAATTCCCGCCGCAGGTCCACAAACCGGAGCGGTTAACATTATTCCTGGAGGTGCTAGCGGAGCTAAAGCATCACCTTTGACTGGATTGCCTGCAGTTTTTGGTCAATCTATGGGGGATACTCAGCCAGGAACTCCAGGAATTGTAGTTCTTCGTCTAACTGCGGAATGAGCCATGATTACTATTACTCAGAAAGGATCGTTTAGAAATACAGAACGATATTTATCTAAATTAAAAAGTGCTCAACTGTTTGCTGTATTAAATAAATACGGATCTCTTGGTCAAAATGCTCTATCGAATGCTACTCCAGCCGATACTGGTCTAGCTGCTAACTCTTGGTTTTATACAATCGAACAAAGACCTGGATATTACTCGATTCGATGGCATAACAGCGATGTCGAGAACGGTTTTCCAGTCGCAGTCATGATTCAATATGGTCACGGTACCGGTACGGGTGGATACGTGCAAGGACGAGACTATATTAACCCTGCGATTAGACCTATATTTGATCAAATCGTAGCCGAAGCAGTGAGGGAGGTGACTCAGATCTAGTGGCGAACATCGACGATAAAGTCGTAGCGATTAGTTTCGAATCGAGCAAGTTCGAAAGCGGCGTTAATAGGACAATTGCCTCTCTCGATAAGCTAAAACACGCTCTTACTTTCCCTAATGCGGGAAAAGGACTGTCGGATATTGATGCCGCAGCCAAAAGAGTAGATATGGGTCACATCACCAAGGGTGTTGACGGGATTAAGCGTTCTCTTGAAGCTCTGAGACTGGTCGCCATCAGCGTAATGGGTCAGCTGGCAGCTCAAGCGACTCGAGCAGCAGGCAGATTCATTAAGGCATTTACTCTGGACCCGATCAAACAGGGTTTTCAGGAGTACTCGACAAACCTGAATGCAATTCAGACAATCTTGGCCAATACCCAGGCCGCAGGAACGAATCTTAAGCAAGTTAATGCGGCTCTTGCCGAGTTGAACCGATATTCAGATAAGACGATCTATAACTTTAGTGAGATGGCCAAGAATATTGGTACCTTTACGGCTGCTGGTGTCGATTTGAAGACGTCAACTGCAGCGATCAAGGGTATTGCAAACTTGGCCGCACTCTCTGGCTCAAATTCTGAGCAGGCCTCGACGGCGATGTATCAGTTGTCTCAGGCTATCTCTGCTGGATCTGTGAAGTTGCAGGACTGGAACTCTGTTGTCAACGCGGGTATGGGCGGTACTGTTTTTCAGCGCGCTTTGGCGACGAATGCTGAGAAAATGGGCACGTTGAAAAAGGGTGCTGTAGATCTTATAGGCCCGATGAAGAATGTCACGATTAATGGAGAAGCATTTCGTCAATCGTTGTCGACTCCGGGTAAAGCGTCGTGGCTGACTTCTAAAGTTTTAACTCAGACGCTTTCGCAATTCACTGGTGATTTGTCTGACGCGCAACTCGCTGCAGAAGGATTTAACGAAGCTGAGATCAAGGCAATCCAGCAGACGGCCAAGACGGCAATGCATGCGGCAACAGAAGTAAAGACTATTTCGCAGGTATTTGACGTTGCTAAGGAAACTGCAGGATCTGGTTGGGCTCAGACGTTCCAGATTATATTTGGTAACTTTGGTGAAGCAAAGAAGACCTTCACCGCTCTGTCAAACACCATCAACGGGTTTATCAACACTAATGCAAATGCGAGAAACAAAGTATTGGCCGATTGGAAAGCTCTCGGTGGACGAACCATTCTAATCGACTCTATTAAAACAGCATTTCATAATTTGGGCGAAGTCATCAAACCGATTAAGGAAGCATTTAGAGATGTTTTCCCGGCAACTACGGGAAAGGGTCTTTTGGATTTGACTTTGAAATTCAGGGATTTTGCAAGAGCACTAAAACCTAGTCAAGCAACGATCGATGGTTTGAAAAGTACATTCCGAGGTCTCTTCGCTTTTCTGGATATTGGTAAACAGATTATTAGTGGCATAATTACAATGTTCGCAAAGATGTTTGGAGCTGTTGGAGCGGGTTCGGGCGGTTTTCTGAAGCTTACTGGTAGTCTGGGCGATTTCGTCTATGCTTTGGACCAATCGTTGAAGAAGGGCCAGGGGATTCATAAGTTTTTCGAATCACTTGGGACTGTTCTCGCTAAGCCTATTGAATTGTTAGGACGTTTGGCACAAGCAATCGGCGATTTGTTTAGCCATTTTTCCGCCGGGGGATTTTTCTCACAAATAAGCGGAATGGCGAGTGCTCTAAGTCCTTTCGGAAGAGTTCTCGAAGGCGTTTCACTGGCTTGGGATGAGTTCATTCAAAATCTCAAAGATAGTGGAGCTTTGCGGTCGGCCGCTGAAGGAATTCTCAGCTTTATTCAAGGATTGGGTAAAGCTATAGGTGATGCTGCGTCACAAATGAATTTCGAAGCAATTCTAGCAGTTATCAGAACCGGTCTTCTTGGTGGACTTGTATTGCTGCTCAAGAACTTCTTTGGAAAAGGAAGTCTTCTAGATCAGATTAGCAAGGGCTTTGCTGGCGGGATTATGGGTAACATTACTGGTGCTTTTGGCGCTCTTGAAGGTTCGATGAAGGCTATGCAGACGAATATCAAGGCCAAAACACTTAAGGAAATCGCTATTGCTATTGCACTTCTAGCGGCGTCGGTCGTTGCGCTGTCTTTGGTCGATCCTACAAAGGTTAACGCAGCTCTCGCTTCTATTGCAATAATGATGGGCGAACTTCTTGGAGCTATGGCAATTCTAGACAAGATTGCCAAGACCGGAGGATTCCTTAAACTGCCAGTTATGGCTGCCGGATTGATGATTCTGGCCGGAGCAATCGACGTTCTTGTGATTGCTGTTATGGCACTCAGTCGACTCAGTTGGAGCGAGTTGGTGAAGGGTTTGGGCGGAGTTGGTGCTATGTTGACTGGCCTTTCTCTAGCCGTTGGCCCGTTGACAGCAAGTTCAGCAGGAATGATTCGAGCGGGCGTTGGTCTTGGACTTGTTGCGATTTCCATGAATATTTTGGCTCTTGCCGTCAAACAATTTGGTGGAATGGATTTGGCAGCACTGGGTAAGGGTCTTGGATCAGTAGCGACAGGGCTGGGCATTCTAGCAGGTGCTATGAAGATTATGCCTAAAGCTATATTTGCTCA